GTAAATCATTTGACGATCTTACTCCAAAACAAGTAGATGATTACTTTGAACTAGTGAATAAGAGGAAACGAACAGACGAGGCAATGAATAAACTAGCAGATTATACTAAACCACCAGTAGAACCGCTCGTTTCAGCGCCTAAAAAGACTGTAAGCGATGTTATTAAGCCAAAGGGTACAATTGTGCCTAAAGCAAGTGAAACGAAGCCTACAGTAACGACGAAAGTCAGACCTCAAGACATTATCAAGCCTAAAGATTTGCCTAAAGCAAGTGACAAGGGTATAATGGAGAAAATATCTCCTAAACCATCTGAAATGAAAAGTAATATTGATGTTAAGTTGTCCTGAATATCACAAAGGCTATATAATGTTCAATGAGATAAAATGATATTAAATCATATTACCACATCTCCAATTATAAAGAAAGTATCAGATGTAAAATGATTCTATAATGCAGACCAACTTATAGACTGAGCTTGATCAACAATAGTAATTGTAACAGATCTTAAATGAAAGGGTAGGGGATATTACAACTGAGATCATATTGCTATTGATACTAAAGTATTTAATTGAGATAAAACAATAAGAGACCAAGTATTAAGGCACGAACTAGAACACGTAGCACAAGAAAAAAGATGAGAAACTTCACGAGAAAAACCATCATTAAAACCATGACAAAAATGATATGCAGAACAACCAAGTGAAATATGAGCAAGAAAAGCAGCAGGTCAGACTCCTCAATCACCTGAAATGACTAAACTATCTATTGATACTAAGAAATACAAAACAGCTGATGAGTTTATACAATATCGAAAGTGAGAATCAATAAACAATATAATCTTAAGACATGATGCAAAACTAAACGAATTGGAAGATAAAAAGGACAATTTGATCTTTGCCAAAAAAAAAATAGATAGTAAAGAATATAAAGACCTCACAAGAAAACGAGACGAAAGGATGAGAGAAATATATATTGATTGACTACCATTGTTTCAAGCTGCGACAGAATCCCAACTACGTAAGATCCGAGAAGATGCAAACAAGAAGAAAACTATTCAAGACATTATAAACAAAAAATAATGACTCTAAAAGAACAAGCTTATAAAGAACTAGCCATAAGAAGACTTGAGGAGATACACGCCCCACAAAGGGAGTCGCTTCTTGAGTTTATTCAATTATATTTTAAGAATGAAAAACCAAAAGGAATAGTTAACTTTCACGTTTCACCTTTTCATAAAGTAATAGCAGATAGGCTAGAAAAGGTAATCAAATGAGAGATTACAAGGCTAATCATAAACATACCTCCATGACACTGAAAGACAGAGCTAATAACTAAGAGCTTCCCAGTACATGCAATGTGAAACAATCCTTATCTACAAGTAATAGCAACATGATACTCCACGACACTTACTCAATGATTTTCAAGCGAAGCAAAAGATTACTACAAATCAGATACATTTAAGTCTGTATTCCCAAGAAGCAATGGCATAGACAAATCACAAGACACAAAAGAACACTGGAAGACATCTGAATGATGAGCATATTATGCAACATGATTTGATTGATCAATTACTGGTAAAAGATCTAATATATTTATAATAGATGATCCAATCAAACCAAAAGAAGCAGACAGGTCAGACGTTATTAGAGATTGAGTAAATAACCTATTTTTAACAACAGTACCCAGTAGGCTATTTGATCCAGCGAAAGATGCAATTATTATCATAATGCAGAGAACACACGATAATGATCTATGTTGATACTTAATAGATAGAATGACAAATGGTTGATCCAAGTACGAAATAATTAGTATGCCAGCAATAGCTGAACATGACGAAGTATGGGAGACTGAAAAATATTGAACTATTACTAGAGCAAAAGGCGAAGCATTAGATGAGAATAGATTTTCATTGTCAACACTAGAAATACTAAAAAACGATATGATGAATTGAGAGTGATGAATGTCCGCACGATCTACCCAATATCAACAAGAGCCAGTCAACAAGGAAACACAAGAGTTCCATGAGGAATGGTTTAAGTATCATTGAGAGTGAACAGAGAATAAAACACCAACATCATTAAGGATATTTACATCAGTAGATCCAGCGTTTAAAAAGTGACAACACAATGATCAGACAAGTATAATCACTGTTTGACTTTCATCAGACCAAGTATATATATTAGAATATACGGCAGGTAAGTATTCGGCTGTTGAGTTACAAGACAAAATAATCTATCATGTACAGAAATGGAATCCAGAGAAAGTAGGTATTGAGGCTTTTCAAGCACAAACTATGATCGCACAGCATCTTAGACTAGAGTTGCAGAGAAGAAATATCTATGCAAGTATAGACGAAATAAGCCAAACAGGTGATAAGCTAACTAAGATCAGAAGATTGATCGCACCGTACAGAAGAGGACAGATATTTCATAAGCACTGAATGGATGAGCTAGAGCTAGAACTCAAGAGATTTCCAAGAGGTAAGCATGACGATATTATTGACTCACTGCAAATGGTATACGATATGATAAACCTGACACCATGAACAAAAGTAGAAACAACACTAAAATTTTCCTATGACAGTAATGGTTTACCTACACTAATATGAAACTAACCCCAGAAAAACAAAACGATATTGCTAAACACGTAGAAGATACCTATAATGATTATAGTGATCGTCTTACTCCACGAAAAGAAAGGATGTTGTATATATTGGAAGAGTACTCAACATTTAGAACACCTACTAGTGATAAATGGACTCCAGATTTTAAGGTCAACAAAGCCCACGAAATTGTGCAAAAAGCAACAGCAAAGATAATGTCTTGATCTCCTGCTTGGATAGTATCTAGTACTAACAAGGACATCGAAGATGAGGCAAAACAGAAATCAGAAGAAGATGCAGCATTAGGTATCAAAGCATATCTCACAAAAATATACAAAAAACAAGATACGATTGAGACAGCTGAGCTAGTAGCTAAAGCTTTTTGTATTTATGGACTATGTCTATCAAAAATATCATATAAGTACAAATTATCAAGAAATAAAGGTAAAAAAGAAGAAATCACTGAAACAGATGATGGAGAATACACAGACATAGTAGACTCAGTAGACGAAGAAGTATCTGACTCATACCCTTGTATTGATATTAAGTCGTGGAGTGATATATATTTCGATCCAAGATACACCAGACTGGAAGACTTCCCTTGTATCATAGAGACAAATAATAAAATTAGATTATCGTACTTCACCAAAAGCCCTGAGAGGTTTATGAATATTGAGGAACTTGTACAGTGTTGTACGGCATCAAGCGATAAATCTTCAGATGAAAGATGATACAGATCTCAGATAGAGTCTATACTAGGTATAACCTGAGTAGACAATCCAAGTAAATTCAACGCAAGATCACTAGACATTAAATGTTATTACGGATATTACGACCTTACTAAAAAAGAAGACCAAAGCTGAGAAAAACTATATGAATTTTGGGTGGTAAACAATCTAGTAATAGTATATGCGGAAGAAATAACACATATTCCATTTGAGGATGCGAGATGTAGTTACGATACAGAGTCATTTCTAGCAGTAGGACTAGTAGAGCCTATGCTAGGACTTCAGAAAGAGATGAACTTCCAAAAGACAAGTGCAGCTAAGTATATCAATCAAGCAATTACTAGACAGTTTGTACGAAGTCCACAAAGTGGAGTTAATCCATCTACACTTAATGATCCTATCATACTAGCATCAAATGGTGGAGCAGCAGCACAAGAAAACTTGTATGAGCTACCACATAGACAGTTGTCGTCTGATTACTTTGGCAATCTACAAGATCAAGAGAGACAGATACAAGCAGTAACTTTCTCAGTAGATACGGCTAATACTAAATCTACATGAGCGTTAACTAATACGGCAACTGGTGCAAAGATTGATTATGCTGAAAGCAATGTAGTATCAGATGCACATAAGAGGCATTTCGAACAGTGGTTTATTAGGTCAGCCTATAAAATACTACAAGTCGCAGCAGACAAGATGGAATGAATTATTAGTATTAAGCTAGAAGATTGAAGAGTTGTGGATATGAGAAAAGAAACTTTTATAAGCGCAGCAAATAGATTCAACATTAGTATTGAGATATGATCCACTTGATGGGATAGCCAACAGAGCAAAAGAGATGACGCAGCAGCAGTAGCAAACATTGCATGAGTATATATGGGGATGTGATTCCAGTGATTTGACCTCGAATATCTAGCAAAGCAAAATCTTTGACTATTTGAGCAGATAGATGTCAAGAAACTTATTAAGCCACAGATACCTATGTGAGAATTGTGATGATTGATGTGACAACAACAATTACCACAACCACCAGTATAAATCTTTATTGCTGATAACATAACCAAATGTCATTGAAAGTATTTAAGAGCGTAAAAGCACTAATGAAAAAGATAACTGGGCAAAAGGATCAGTCAGGTTATTATAAAAGTCAGGTCGGTGCATTCACAAAACTTAAATCACTTAATGAGTTTGCTTATGTTATCAGCTATCGAGAACTTGAAGCAGATAAATCAATAAATATGCTAGCCAATAAAGAGTGTGCAAACATTCCGTATCGACAAGCTAATTATAATTGTGCTATCTGATTCTTGAACTTTTTAGATAACATAACCTCTGAGGAGGTCATTTAACATTAAAACCCCAGCAAAATGGCAACAACCAATTGAACAACTGACGAAAGTCTGACTCAGGAGGACTGACAAACGCTATACGAAGTAAACGGCGAGCAGTTAACACTTGATGAACTACAGAGCGGTTACATGAGACAATCAGACTACACTCGTAAAACACAAGAGTTAAAGAAGAGCGAACCGAGAGAAGAAGAAGATGAATCACGAGTACCAGTAGTAGAAGCTAAAATGCAACCATATATCGATAGTATCGTAGCAAAAAGACTGGCAGAAAGAGAGTTCGACAACGATGTATTATCTAGTCCAGAACTTAAACAATACGAGAAAGCAATTAGAAAACTAGTAGAACAGACTTGAATGTCTCCATATGATGTTATCGATGACTATTGATTTGGTAAATCAGAGAAGTTAAAGAAAGCAAAAGAATCAAGACTACTCTGAGACAGAGATTACGGCACATGACCTAAGTCTATATGAACTATGTCAGATGACGAAGTCGATGAATATATCAGCAAGAACTCAAAGATGGACAAATATAGAGTATCAGGGACATAATACCCTTTTAACTTAAAAACAATTTAACCAATGGCTAATTCAGTACAACCAACTTTTCCAGAGATCTGGGCAAAGAAAATGCAGATGACTTTCAAAAAGGAGAATCAAGCAGAGAAATTTGCTGACACTTCTTATAGTTCATCTCTAAGATCAGGAGATGTTCTCCACAGACAATTTGGTAATATCGATCCTAATGGTGCTCCAGGAGTACACGTAAGAGGTGCAGATATTGCTGAATCTTTCTACACAGCAAGCGATGAGACTATGTCTATTGACTTTCAGTTCTCGACTCGTTTCTTTGTTGAAAAATTCGACGAGATTCAATCAGATATTTCACTTGCAGGTTACTACGGTGAACAGTTTGGAGCACAAATGAAAGGTCAAATAGACCTTACTGTATTTGGCGAAACACTAAACTCAGCTTCAGTTGTAGATGCAGGAGATCTTGGTGGTACAGGTGGACAAGGTATCTCACTATCTAGTTCTAATGTAATCAATGTTGTTGCAGCAGTAAGAAAGAAATTCAAGAAACTTAATGTTTCTACTGATAACATGAAGGGTGCAATCTCTCCAGAGTTCGTAGAATTCTTGACACTATATGGTGCACAAAGAGATACATCAATGGGTGACGATGTAAACCGCAGAGGGTTCTTCGGTAAGTTCAGTGGTGTTGATCTTTATGAGACCAACAATACTACTGGAACTGCTGTACTCGCTATGGCTACACAACCTACTAACGGTGATGTAATCACTCTAGCAGGACAGACATTTACTGCAGTATCTACTATCGGTACAACTGCTGGTAACTACCTGATCGGAGCAAATGTTGATGTGACAAGAGCTACTCTTGCAGCATTGATCAACGATCCAGCTACAACTAGCTCAACTCAGGTTGCACTAGGTACAGCTACGTCTGAAGTTGTTAAATTATTTGCAGCTAGAATTTCAGCTGTAAATGACAACTCAGCAAACACAATGACAGTTACACACAAGGGTGCTGGTACTATCGTAGTAACTGAAGCACTAACTGATGGAACTGACACATGGACAGCTACAGCTCAGAAACAACACTGTCTATTCGTAGCAGGAAGTGGACCAGCTCTTGTCGTGCAACAGACTCCTAACGTAAGTATCGTAGAATCTGAAGCTAGAAATGGATCATTTGCTAAAATGACTTGTTTATTCGGAGTAAACACATACTCTGATCAAGCAAAGATGATGGTAGATGTGCAATTAAACTCTAGTACTTACTAGATAACTAAGAGGGGCTAACCCTCCTCTTTATTTTATTAATTCTAAGATTAAAATTATGGCTATATATATTACAAACGAGATCAAAACAGATAAAAACATACTATCAGTAGATGGTGATCTTTCTATACAGATCACAGAACTACCCGTAAGTCACAGAGGCTGAGTGTTTCCAAACGACTATAGTATTCGTATATCTGCTACTGACAAGCCTTTTGAATATAATATCAAAGATAATAAGATTTATTTCTACACACAAAACAGTGATAAGATGGAAGAGCAGGAGATAGAACATGCTGCACTTATCGAGGGTAAGGATAAAGTAGAGACTGAAGAGATTATCGCTGGTAAATACTGCGAGTATATAGACCAATGGGAATATGTTCTGATTCATAACGGTAAAAACCTAACAGCTAAAATTTTAGAACTAATCAAATAAACTAATGGCTAAGATGACCTCTGCGGAGTACATAAAAGAACTTGCGAGTTCTCAACTTACAAGAGAACAACTCAACAAACTATTGGATAGAAACAATATTAGCTATGAGTTGTGAGAACTTGACAATTTCTGATACGCTGTTCTTAATTGATTTAAGGGCAAAAGATCAGATTTTTCTGCACAAAGAGAATGAGAGTATATGACTTGATTGTCTAAGTGACTAAGTCAAAAAGTAAAAGATATTGATAAGAAGATTGTAAGCCTTGAATCTACTAAGAAAGAGTTGGATAAGATGCCTTCAAAGGTGCTTGCATCCGTTGACTCAGAGCTCAGGAGCATCAAAGAAGATCAAAAGGTATATAATACCAAGACACTACAAAACCTCGCTAAGAAAGCGGAGAAAAAACATAGTCATGAGATGTCAGAAATCAAAGGGATAGATAAACAATTTGCTAACATAAAAGATGAAATCAGTGATCGTCCTACAAGGGATGAAGTTTCGGGAGCGATGGATAAGAACTTTGTGACTAAAGATAATACTTTCACAAAAGAAGAAACTAGAAATTATGTTAAAAGTAAACTAAATAAGATAGTTATACCATGAAGGTCATGAGGATCTGGTTGAGGAGGATGAGTAGCCTCAGTCGTAGCTGGTGCAGGGATAACTGTAGATAGTGCAGACCCAGCAAACCCGATAGTGACTGCAACATGAGTAGGATCATGAGATGTAACCTGACCAGCAAGTTCAGTCAATAATAATATTACACTCTATGATTGAGCCACAGGAAAGCTGATCAAAGACTCTGGAATAAATGTGTCTGATATCACAGCAAACAACGATAAAATATCATTTGATGCGACTGCAAGTACAAAAGTATGACATATTACCGTAACTCAAGCAGTCAACCTCGATACAATGGAGAGTGATATCACAGCAAACAACGATAAAGTAGGTATCACAGCAGGTCAAGCATCTGATATCACAGCAAACAACGATAAAGTAGGTATCACAGCAGGTCAAGCATCTGATATCACAGCAAACAACGATAAA